CCTGCAGGCGTATTGCAGGTGCAAGCTGGATCAGAGCCACTGTCGTCAAGCGAACTTGCAGACCTTGCAGCATCATTTAATGCAGCTCGCGCAACCAATCAAACTGCGGCTTTGTCACCAGAGGTGCACTACATCGAGACGGCCACAAGTCCAGACAAAATGTTGCTTATTGACTCTGCTGAGTTTCAGGCTATGGAGATGGCCAGACTGTGCAACGTGCCACCATATTTGGTTGGAGTATCGGTAGGCAGTTACTCGTACCAGTCAAGCAGTGAGAGCCGTGCTGATCTTTGGACATTTGGTGCACGCGCCTACGCAGATTGCATTGCCGGAACATTAAGCCAAAACAATGTTTTGCCTAACGGCACTTATGTCGAGTTTGATGTTGAGGGCTACTTAATGGGTGATTACAGCGAGTACAACGATATGTCACAACCAGAGCGCGTTGATGAGGTACAGTCGCAATCATGATTAAACTTATTGCATCACAGGTCAGCATTGACGCAGCTGCAGGCGAAACAGGCCGCCGCGAAATTACAGGAATTGCAGTGCCCTACGGCGTTGCAGCCACCGTTGCCGATGGCACGTCAGTGATCTTTGAGCAGGGCAGCTTGCCAGTTGACGGCAAAGCACCACGTCTATATCTAAACCATATGGCCTCTAGCGCCATAGGAATTGTCACGGAACGCGTAGACAGCCCAGAGGGGATGTTGTTTACAGCCAAGATCAGCAAAACTGCACAGGGCGATGATGCGTTGCAATTAGCCCTTGATGGCGTTTTGGACTCTGTATCGGTTGGCGTAAACCCAACTAAATACACCACAGCCAAAGACGGAACGATCACAGTGACCGCCGCCGATTGGATCGAGTTGTCGCTAGTGCCAGTGCCAGCATTTGCAGGTGCGATCATCACCGACATCGCGGCGAGTATCCCACACGAAGACGAAGAAATAAGTATTATAGAAACAGAACCTACACAGGAGACAGAAACCATGAGCGAAGCAACCATCCCAGCAGTCGAGGCAACCATCCCAACTGCACCAATTTTTGCACAAGCAAAACGCAAATTTGTTATGCCAACCGCTGGCGAATATTTGGCAGCAATGCACGCTGGTGGAGACACTTTCCACAACGTCAACGCTGCATACAAAGAAGCCGTGCGCGATCAGCAATCAGCATTGCAAGCAGCTGCAGGCGATGTTCTTACAACTGATACACCGGGTCTTTTGCCAGTTCCAGTTCTTGGGCCAGTGTTCCAAGACCTTAACTTTGTGCGTCCAGTTGTCACCGCTTTTGGTGCGCGCTCGATGCCAAACACACCAAGCAAGACTTTTATCAGGCCAACAATTACAACGCACACAAGCGCCGCAACACAGACCGAAGGTTCTGCAGTTAGCGCAACCACAATGGTGATCGCATCTAACACGGTTACAAAGTCAACTGTTGCAGGTCAAGTCACGTTGACAATGCAAGACATGGACTTTACTGACCCAGCGTCAATGAACATTATTCTTAATGATCTTGCAGGCGAGTACTTGATTAAGACTGATGACATTGCAGCAGATGCACTTGTTTCAGGTAAGACCGCATCAGGCTCAACATGGACTGTCACCGCTGGTGACCCAACATCGTTGATCAGTTCCTTGTATGACGCAGCACGCGAAATTGCTGAGGACAGCAACTACTTCCCAACACATCTATGCGTCTCACCAGACGTATGGGAAAAGTTGGGTGCACAGTTGGACAGCAACAAACGACCAGTTTTGGGTTATGTTACCGATGGCATTATGGGCCAAAACTCAATCGGCAAAGTTGGCGGCATGGGCTACAACAACATGAACGTAATGGGCTTGCAGCTGGTCGTTGATAACAACTTTGCATCCGGCACAATGCTTGTTGTTTACGCACCGGGCTTTGAAATCTACGAGGCTCAACAGGGCGTTTTGTCAATTGCCAACCCATCTACGTTGTCGAGAACTTTCTCCTACTACGGATATTTTTCAACTTTTGTTGCTAAGTCTTCGTTTATTCAGGGCATCGTAATCGCTTAGTCTGTAGCGGACTTAGACCGCTATGGCAACTTACACATCAGCCAGCAAACAGTTAATTGGTAACTACGCGTGCATTAGCACGTTAGAACCAACAGAAATTGGTATTGGCGAAAACATAACTGTTAGTGGATTAGCTGCGCCGTTTGCAGGCACTCATAAGGTGCTTGACCTACCGCAGTACGAGTTCACAGGTGTTGACTCAACTACAGGCGAGTTTTTGTTTAACCCTGAGGTGGCTCGACCTAATCAAGTTATGTATGCGGCTACTGGTGCAAATGTAAATTATATGGTTGATTACTCTGGCACAATTACTTACACGCAAGTGTGCACGTGGGTGTCTGCAACTGATGTTGAGGATTGGCTTGGTATTGGTACAGCCACCGCCGCTGATGCCGCTTTCCTCACTTTGTGTGCAGCTGCCGCGTCAGCGTTTTGTCATCTCAGGAGACAAGAGGCTGGCTACCACGACTCATTAACGGTGTTGCCAAGTACCGCTGTAGGTTTGGGAACGCGAGCTTATGGCGGTTTCTTGTACCGTCAGCGCGGATCGGTTACAGATTTTGCCTCGTTTGATGGCATGGTCTCTGGTGGGTCTAACGGCCTTAGCCCAATGATCAAACAGTTGCTAGGTGTCAACCGCGCACAGGTTGCCTAATGCCAACACCAGTTGCTTACACAGACCTGTTTAACGAGTCGCTAGACGATCTAGCAGCCACGCTAAGCGCCGTTACAGGCTTGCAGGTAGTAACAGACCCTAGAAACATCTCGCCGCCTTGTGTGTTTATTGACGCACCATCCTTTACAGGTTTCAGCCGTGCCGTGTTCACGCTGTCATATCCGGTCAGGTTGCTCACTGTTGGGCCGGGCAACTTGGATGCACAGCGCAGCTTGATGAACTTGGCAGCCAAAGTAGTAAGCGCTCGAATAGGTGTAACCGATGGCAGACCAACTATTGCTATCATCGGCGGCAGCGAGTTAGCAGCGTATGATCTAAATATCAATGTGCAGGCACAAAGTTAAGGACACAACATGGCATATGTAATTGCATCACCAAGACTTGGCACAGTAGGCGATGCCTACGAGCCAGACGATGGCGTAAACGTAGAGGCGCTGATTGAGGGCGGCTTTATCAAATCCACCAGTAAGAGCACAAAATCTGATAAACCTATTAAAGACACCAACGAGGAGTAATTCACATGGCCACCAGCACTTACCTATCTAATCCAGTAGTCACGATCAACGCAGTTGACATGAGTGACCAATGCACGTCAGCAGTTTTGACTCGCGTGATCGAGTCGCTTGAGTCAACCGCATTTGGTCAGACCAACCGTTCATATGTTGGCGGTCTAGAAAACAGCACACTGACTGTTTCTATGTATAACTCGTTTGCTGTATCAGAAACTTACGCAACTCTTAAGGCTCTTGTTGGCACGCAGGTGACTGTCAAGGTCAAACCGACTAGCGCTGCCACATCAGCCACAAACCCAGAGTCAACATTGACATTGGCTTACATGGAGTCGTTGCCAATTGTCAACGGTCAACTTGGTGCACTTGACACCATTGACATCACCTTTACTGGTGGCGCATACTCAGTAGCAATCGCTTAACTAATTCTCGCCGGCAACGGCCCGACACGAAAGAGGCAAGATGCAATTAAGACTTAAAGCCACATTTACAGACGGCACAGTAAACGAGGTTGTAACTAATCTCTCAACTGTTGTCGCATGGGAACGCAAGTACAAGCGCAAAGCATCAGAGATGGCACAGGGCATTGGTGTTGAGGACTTAGCGTTTTTGTGTTACGAGGCTACACGTGCGTCAGGTACAACAGTGCCGGGCACGCTTGACCAGTTCATTACATCGCTTGAGTCAATAGATGTTTTGGAGACACAAGACCCAAAAGCGGTCACGGCTCAGTAAGGCGCGCGCTGGCAGAAATCGTTGTTGCCACCGGCTACTGGCCGTCAGAGATTACATTTGAGGCAGACGATATGAACACAGTCATTGAGATACTTAACAAGCAGCGCGGCGGCCGCTAATGGCTAGCACGCCTATTGCCTCTGTGCGTATTGAGGGAATACAAGCCGCGTTAAAAGAACTCAACACCATTGACCCTAAGTATCGGCGGCTTGTAACCAAACGCATTAAGGCGGCTGGTGCAGACATTATTAACGATGCTCGATCAATGGTCGCACATTTTGATAACTCACTAATGAACGGCGCACCGTTGTCTGGCATGGCACGCGGCAACCTAATCCGAGGCCGTGAGACAACGTGGAAAACTGACCAAGTGCAAAAAGGTTTTAAGGTCAAAGTTGGTGTGCGCGGAAGCAAAGAACGCTATGTCAACTTTAATCGAGGCGGCTACACAGAGCAGGTTGTGTACGGCTCTAAGCCTTACCAGCTAATGGTTATTCAACAGGCTGACGCAGCCGGTGCGATCTATGACCATGCCGGTCGTAACACAAACTCAACATTTGTAACCAACCTAAACGCCGAAGTAGGGCCAGAACCACGCGCCATTGACAAAGCCGTAGAACGTGGCCGCGAACCAGTCACCAAAAAAGTGTACGAAGTAGTGCAAGATGTAGAGAAACAAATCAACAGAAACCTAAGGTTTACCTATGGCAATTAACATACCTATCGTCACCGCGTTTTCTGACACTGGTATCAAGGCGGCTGAAAAGGCGTTTGGTAAGTTTGGCAAAACTGGTGTAGCGGTAGGCGCTGCGTTCGCTGCCGTCTCAACTGCCGTTGTTGCTGGTCTAGGTATGTCTGTTAAGGCTGCGGCTGAGGATCAGCGCTCACAAGAGTTGTTGGCAAAACAGTTGTACAACACTTTGCGCGCAAGTCAACAAACTACTAAAGCCACAGAGCAATTTATCGGCCAGATGGAATTGGCTAGCGGTATTGCAGACGGCCAGTTAAGGCCAGCGTTAGGCAATTTGGTGCGCTCTACAGGCGATCTAAAGCTCTCACAAGACCTGTTGAGTTTGTCGCTTGATATTAGCGCGGCTACCGGCAAAGATTTAGAGTCAGTCTCAATCGCCCTGAGTAAAGCCTCGATGGGTCAAATGACGGCGCTGCAAAAACTTGGCATACCGTTAGATGAGGACATCAAAAAAACTAAAGACTTTAGCAAAGTACAAGACGCGTTAGACAAACAATTTGGCGGCGCATCAGCGGCAGCCGCAGACACGTTTGGTGGGCAGCTTGCTCGATTGGGTACGGTCTGGGATAATTTAACTGAATCAATAGGTTTTGCAGTCTTAAACAACGAATACGTTAAAGACGCAATTAATTTGTTGCCAGACGCAGCAAGCAATGCAATAGCCGCAATTGGAGAAAAAGGTCTTGGCGGCGCGCTTAATGTATTTGTTGACCAGATGGGCATTGTCGGCGCATACGCAAAACGCTTTGGTATCTCGGTGGCGCTTGCTTATAACAACATGGCTATGGATGCCTATAACGCTCTTGTGACGTTAAGCATTGGATTTGCACAGTTAATTCCGGGCTTTGTGGCGGCAGGTAAAGAGGTTGCCGCTAACCAATTGCGATTGGGTTTAGAACTTGATGCCAACACATATTATATTGACGATCTAAACAAATCAATGAAAGAGACCGCTGCGCAAACAAAAGCAACAGCAATTCAGTCTGAACGTTGGGCGCTAATTGTTGAAAAATTAGGTGGCAAAACTACTAACACAACTGGCAACATTACTGGCTTGGGTGACGCAACATCCAAAATGGCAGATCGGATTAAGGCAGCATCTAGCGCATTAAACACACAACTAAAAGATGCTTTAGATAAAGCGAAAACAAACTTAGATGACGCTAAAACCTCTTTTAACGATTTTGGCAAAAAAGTCTCAGATGGTTTAAGTAGCGCGTTTAGTTTTAAGGATGCAAAAGATTTCGGCGATGAAACAGGCTACGGATTTTTGCAAGGTTTACGCCAACAAGTTAGAGGCATCCAAACCTACAGTACAAACGTCAGCAAATTGCTTGAGATGGGATTATCTCAAGACTCATTGCAGGCCGTGCTTGATGCTGGTGGTGAGTCTGGTGCAGCCATAGCCCAACAGTTAATTAACGGCGGCGCATCTGCAATTAAAGAAACTAATACTTTAGTTGAGGCAAGCAAAGTTGCGGCATCAACGATTGGTCAACAAGCCGCTTACCAGTGGTACGGCGCTGGTGTATCTAACGCTCAATCATATTTGCAGGGTGTAGAGGCTGCTTTAGTTGTAGCACAAAAATTGCTTAAGAAAAAAGGAATAAAATTGGCAGACATTAAAGGCATCGGCGCATCATTTAACGAAGCCATTACACAGCCAATAGTTGAACCGGTTAATCGAGTGCAAGCTTTTAATGTTAATAGCGGCGGTATGGATGGCAGCTTAAACATTACGGTAAACGCTGGTGTGGGCGATCCAGTCGCTATCGGCAAAAGTATCGTTGATGCGCTAGTTGCTTACAAATCCCGTACAGGTTCTCTGGCAAGCGTTTTGGGTTAACTATGGCTTGGCCAACACCTAAAGTCAGCATTGCGTTTAACGATGGGCCATATGTGGCGTCACCTACATGGACAGACATCACCAGCTACGTGTACTCGGCAGATATATCGCGCGGCAGGTCTGATGATTACAGCCCATTTATCGGCACAGCTCAAGTTGTCTTAAACAACGACTCTCGACTATTTGACCCATTTTATACGTCAGGTACTTACTACGGCAAACTGTTACCACGCCGCCAAATCAAAATTGAGGGCATCAGCAACAGCGTGACCTACAGCGTGTTTAGAGGATACGTTGACGGTTTCCCTGCATCATGGGATCAAGCCGGATTAAACGCCACCACCACCTTGTCATGCTTTGATGCAATCAGTTTAATATCTGCCGAACTGTTACCAGATTATGTTTACGACTACACCAAGTCATTGTCACCATATAACTATTGGCGTATGAACGATCCGCTCGGCTCAACAACTATTACTGATGTTGGGTCAATACCAGCCACATTGTCTCAATATACGGCTGGCGGTCAATTAAACATAATGACATCTACTGACAGCCTTGCACCATCGTTAACATCCAAAGCCGCCAATTTTAATGGTGGGAATTATAGATACGACAAAGCAACAGCACCAGTTGCTTCATCTGCGACTGTTGCGTTTTGGGCAAGTTATCCCGGATCAGGCGGTGGTTTTGTTCTGATAAGAAACTCAACTTTGCCGAACACTGGCTCATCAAGATTAAGTGTTGGTTATTCTGTGGTCGGCACTGGAATTGGTGTTTCAGCCACATATACCGCTTTATCGTTTGGAACTAAAACAACTGTAGCCAACTCATTTGGCAACTCTGACGCACATCATATTGCAGTTACTTGGACACAAGGCGGTGGTTTACAAAACATTTATATTGACGGCGTATCGCAAAGTATGACAACAAGCGGAACGTTTTATACAGGGCCACCATACCCGTTGCCAGTTGATTATGTCGAAGTTAATGAATTAACAATCCAAGATTTTGCAACGTTTCCATCTGCACTTACAGCCGATGAAATTAACAATTTGTACCGTTACGGCGCTGGCATGATTAATGAAACATCAGCCGCACGCATGACCAGATTGCTTGGCTACACATCCTTAGACGCATCGCTTAAAAGCGTCACCGCGTCACCAGTAGCATCGGTCAGCCAAATCTCACCACCTAATAGCAACCTTGTGGCAGAGATGCAGATAGTCAATAACTCTGAGGACGGCGATCTGTTCGTGACACGCGCTGGTGTAGTTAAATTTACTGACCGTAATTATGTGTACACCAACACAACAAGCAACACCAGTCAAGCCACGTTTTCTGCCGGCTCGATACCGTTTGAGCCATCAGTACAAATCAACTATGACGCTCAAGCAATCCGCAATGACATCACCGTGACGTTTTCTGGCGGCGGCCAAACATCAACCACGAACACAGCAAGCGTTACCGCTTATGGCACAAACGCAATGAACACACAAACACAACTATCTACACAAGCC